ACTGTTCCTTGGTATTTCCATTCGACGGTGAGGACTTCACCACCGAAATCGTGTCTTGCTGATACTCGGCGGATTTCTCTCCAGAGGATGTTTCTGACCTGACGGAAAGTTGTGGCGGTGGTTACCACCATGGTTGTCTGAGGCGGGTGTGAGGCGACCCACCAGCACACTGCACGGGCTGCAAGGTGTGACTTGCCCAAACCGTGACAAGCGGGCACAGCGGTTCTCTTGTTGTCTCTGACGGACTCAAGGATTTCTCGTTGTTTCGACCAGATTGTTTCGCCCATTCCCTCGGTGACGAAACCGACTGGGTCTGTGCGGAATCGGGACCATGGGTTTTCGCCCATCAGGTCAAGAAGGTTCGCAACGGCGACTCTGTCCTCTGGGTTGAGTTCAGCGAAAAACTTGCGGCGCTCCGCTGGGGAGGCTGCAGAGAGGAATCGCATTAACTGCTGCGACCCTGTTGTGGCGTCGATTGTGCTCATTCTTTAGGAAGCAGTTTGGCGACCTTGGTTTCGAGTTCGTCGATGGAGACATCGATTCTGATTGCTCCGCCTTCGGTTCCTGAAACTTCGAGTGCTGAGCGGCGACCCCATCGTGCTGGTGAGGTTCTTTCGAGGTACCACGCTGCGGCTTGCCATGTGCCGTTGTTGGCGGCTTGTTGGATGAGTCCGATGTTTCGTACTTCAGAGGTGGCTCTGGCGTTTTCTACTGCCTCCCGAAACTCTCGATAAGGGGATTCTGCGTTGTCGCCGTCTCCGAGTGCCATCCACTTGTAGAAGGTCGTTGAGGACACTCCTGCGTAGCGGGCGGCTATCTCGGAATAACTTCCTGCGGCGATTGCGTTACAGATTTTGTCCTGAAGCGTCGGGGTCAATTTGAGTGGTCTGCCCATGGTCCGCAAGTGTAGTACAGGCAAGTTGCGGTTCTCCCTCACAACATGTGTTCTTCCATCCGCATGAGGGGCAGCGCCAACGGAAAACTACGGGGTTGAACCGTTGTTCACAGTTGTCGCATGGAATCATGCGCCTGCGACGAGGATATGGAGGACTGAGGTGCCTGTTTTGGCTCTTGCCCAGAATTGGTCTTTGTAGGTGAAGTGACCTTGGAGGATGAATTGTGTGTCGGCGTCGAGGTGGATGCCGAAGTCTGTATCGGTGACCGTGGATGCGCCAATCATGGTTGTTGCGTTGTTTTCTTTGTTCGTGTTGAAGATAATTGTCATTCCGATGTTGTTGTCGGTGTCATTTATTACATCGAGTAACACTGGTGTTGTTGTCAAGTTGTAGGTTTGGTGTCGTACTGCCATGGTGTCACCGTATCAACGAGTCACTTGACCGTTCTCAGAGTTTTGTGACGCTATTTGGTTCAGCCGTTTGATGTGCGGCAATCGCATACCTTGCGTGGCGCTTCGAGATGGTTCTGAAGTGTTTGGAACATCTGGAATGTGGCTTCGATGACTGCGCCGTTTGAGGTGTGGATGTGGCGGAGGATGTCTTGCAGGACCAGTGCTTCAGTGCGGGTGATTTGAATGGTGGTGTCTTGACGGTTCATGTGTCCTCCGTTGTTTGGGAGGGTGAACTTACTACTTCGGGTCGGACTTGCCGCTCAACGGGGCTTACTTCCTCTATCCATAAATCTCCCCAGATGTACAAAGGGTGCAGTCCGATTGCAATCGCATAACGGTCGGCTTCGAGCCATGTGATGTGGAAGTTGGGTAGGCGGAAGTCGTGGATTCGGCGTCTTGTGGTTCCCATGGCTGCTGCGATGTCTTTGTCGTTCATTTCTGGCGAGAAATACTTGAACAGCGGGGCTGCTGGGAGGTATTTGCGGTATGGCATCCCCTTACGGGGTGGTTTCACCAGATTCTGTGGTTGCGTGACATCATCCAAAGGATTGTCCCTCCTATTGCACAGATTTTGTATTCGGCTGAGCCGAGAAATGGGGCGGTGGCGGTGAGCCAGATTAAAAGCATCATTTGGTTTTTCCTTTTCTTAGGTCTGCTTGTTGTTCTCGCATGGATTTGCCGTTCATGGCTTTGGCGGCTCCGACATGGTTGTTAATGACGATGCCGACCTTCTTGTCTCCTGTTATGGCGAGTAAATCACTATTTGCTTGGTCGACGAATCCTGCTGCTTCCAGTGCTTCAATGCTGTCGAACACATCACATTGGCGGTCGTCCTCGGTGATGAGGTGGTCGTGCTTGCCTCCGTAGGAGAACACATACTTGAAGTTGTCTGGGCAGTCTGGTTCGACATGCTCTCGGAACATCACGACTTCTTTGGTGTAGCAGTAGAAAGTGGTTTTTGGTGTTACCCGAGCGATTCGCATCCATGCTTGGAGATAGTCGACGGAGAAGAAATCGCCGCCGTCGTGGATTCTGACGAAAGCCCCTTCGAACTTGGCGTGTGACACTTCGAGGCGCATCGCATCTTCCCAGCCTTGGAGGTCGTCGAGAATCATGCTGAGGTTGCGGGTGTGGGCTGCAAGCACATTGGAGAACCTGAAGGTTCCTTTGCGGGCGTAGCAGGCTTTGGCGCAGACCCCTGCAGATGGGCATGTGTTGAGTCTGGAGCCGTCGGGCAGTGTTGTTATCCATGCAGGTAGGGACCAGACCCAGATGCGGTCTCTCTTGAGGTCTCGATTGTTGTTCTTGAGCAGTGCCATGTGTTATTTCTTCTGTCCGATGAGGTAGCCGCAGGCGAAGAGCGCCCCGTAGAGAATGAGCATTGAGAGGAGTTCACTCACCACGAGCCTCTTTCAGTTCGGCGTTTAGGCGTTCGACCTCTGTGGTCAGTTCCGCCACTTTTTTTCTGAGGTCAAACAACTCTTGTGTCATCCGCATTGCTGAATCGTTGTTGTTCGGCGTGTAATACCGCTTGCGGTTGTAGGTCATTGTTCTTCCTTTGCTGCTATTGATTCCTGTACTGAGAACTCCTGATAGCCGCAAGTACACATCATGGCTCTTTTGCAGCCTTCGATGCAGCCTCCTGACATGGCGAAGGCTTGATTGGCTATTTTGCGCCACTTGTCCCTTTGCCAAGCCACTTTCTTGACGACCTGTTTCTGTTTCTCTTCAACTTCGGTCAGAGAGTTCTGGAGTTGTTCAAGTTGTGGTCGTAACGCCTCTTCGTACATGGCGATTGCACGGTCAATCTCACATTGGAGACAGAAGTGGCTGCTTGGGTGCCATTGGCGTTCTTGGTCCTGAAACTGGGTTATTTCTACCCAGCCTCTCGAATACGGTTTCCCGCATGGACACAGTCGAAGTTGTTCTTCGTTCATTTTTCCCTTTCTTGTTTTTGTTATTCCCCGAAGTGGGGACATTCACATTGGTGTTGTAGTCGTTCGCATTGAGAGCAGCGTTCAATCATTTTGTCAATCCTGTAAATCAGATAAGTGAGACCGACAAGAAGAACCGAAACTGCTTCCCAGATGAGAAACACTTTCATTAAGACGCTCTGATGAGGTCAAGAATTGCGATTCGGGCTTCTTCGACATTGAAGAACTGACCGAAATCTCCCCATGTGTCGACATTGCCGTCTGGGTGGACAATCCTGATGGTGAACCGTCGATTTCCAAACCATGCCACGCCTTCGGGGTCTTGTTCGCTTGATACGAAATACGAGACCCTGTCGGTGAAGAAAACGGGTGATTCAATCTTGGTGTTAAAGAATCGCATTGACTCTCTTGAGAACCAGTGTTGACCAATTGCCCGATTTGCTTCTTCAATTTGTTTGATGGTTTGGAGTGCCATCAGTCCTCCATCATTTCGATGGTGATTCTGGAGACGATTTGGCTGTACGCCTCTGGGTTTGTTTCCTTGAGGAACGCTGATGCTTCTTGTTGGATGCGGCGTGAGCGTCGATTGGCAATTAGTGCTCTTTGCTTTCCTCTGGCTGAGGAGCGATAGGAGCGGTGCCATTCGTTGTGGGCTTGGCGGCAGTCATCGCATCGGCAGCCGTGGTTGCTGTATGTCGAGTAGTTGCCGTGCTTGATTGCTTTATCTGGGGTGGAATCGTTCACTTTGGACCAGTCATCCCAACGATTTTTGTGTTTAGTCGTTCAATGGTTTCAAGAGCCTCAGTGAGTTCTTGTTCCAACAACACTGCGAGGTTTCGTGCTCGTTCTCGTTCTTCAGTGAGTTTGACGATTAAGTCTTGTTCTGTTGACATGTCAACCCTTCCTTTCGGTTGGATTGACTTTACCATCCCATAGTGACGAGAATCAACTACCCCGAGTAAGTATTTCGTAACGCTTCACAGAGGGCTTGTCTAGGTGTATTTCGTAGTCCGTGGTGGTGTAGCCCAAAGACGAGCAGAAAGTCTCCCAGAAGCCCCAGCGCCATCGATTGAAGAGACTGTGGGGGACCTCATCCCTGTTGGTCCAGTCTTTAGGAATTCCTGCAGCCTTTAGGACGGGGAATGGTGTTGGTCCAAGCGTCACTGAAATGCAAGTCGAAGCGACGGGGACATTGGGTGCGAGTTCCGCACAGATTTGAAGTTGCTCCCATGGGAAGCCGAAAGCATCAAGGTCGATGAGGTCGAACTGTTCAAGGT